AGACCACGACCTCCAACGCGTGGCAGGGCGTGAACTCCGCGGGCGTGCAGATGGGCTGGCTCGATGAGTCCGGCCAGGCGACGGACAACACGCCGGCGATGGGCCAGATTCAGATTTTCCCCAAGAAGGCCGCCGCGTGGGTCATCGCGTCGTTCGAGTCCAACGCGGACACGAATTTCGCGGACCAGCTCCCGCGGCTGCTGGCCGACGCCAAGGACGTGCTGGAGGAGACCGCGTTCGCCCGCGGCACGGGCGGCACCGGCAACGCCGGGCAGCCCAAGGGCATCATCACCGCGCTGGGCACCGGGCAGCGGGTCCTGGCCGGCGGCTCGGCCGTGGCTGCCTTCACCGGCACCGCGGGCGGGGTCAACGGCGGCGGCGTCGCTGACGTGATGGCGCTGAACGCCGCGCTGGGCCCCCGGTTCCGGCTGGGCGACTCGGTGGGCTGGGTGATGAACATCACCAACATCAACCGGATCCGCACGATCGACCAGTTCGGCGGCGGCTCGTTCTGGGCCAACCTGGGCCAGGGCACCCCGCCGACGCTGCTGGACAAGCAGATCCGCGAGAGCCCGTCGCTGACCCAGACCCCCGGCACCGGCACCGCGCTGGTGGCGGCCTCGGCCGTGTTCGGGGACTGGTCGAAGTATTACATCGTGGACAGGATCGGCAGCACCATGCTGTTTGATCCCCTTCTCAAGGGGGCCGGCACGGCGAACATGCCGACCGGTAACCAGGGCTGGTTCTACTACTGGCGCGTCGGCGCCGATGTGGCCACGCCCAACGCGTTCCGGTGGTCCACGGGCGGCACCGCCTGAGATCAACCGGGTGAGCCGTACAGCGAATCGCTGTACGGCTCACCCGGGCCAGCTTCACCGCCGCTGACCGGGAGATCGGCTCCCCGGCGTGTGGCCCCGTGCGCCAACGGGGCACCCTCCACCCAGCCAGGAAGGGCTACCGCGCGTGAAGATCCTGTGGCACTCCAATGCACCGGCCCCGATGTCGAACACCGGGTACGGCAACCAGACCGCCCTGTTCGCCCCGCGGTTCCGCGACGCCGGGCACGACATCGCCATCTCGTGCATGACCGGCATGTCCGGGTTCCCCAGCGAGTGGGACGGGATCCCGCTGCTGCCCGCGGGCCTGGGCCTCTACAGCGCCGACATCCTCGAACCGCACGCGCGGCGGCACTTCGGCCGCGAGCCCGGCCTGGTCCTGGTCCACTACGACGCGTGGGCGATCGGCCCCGAGGCCGTGATGGGCCTGGCCACCGCGGGCTGGTCCCCGGTGCACAGCCACCCGATGTCGCACGGTGACCGGCTGTTCTACAAGCTGTCCGGCGCCTTCCCGGTCAGCTTCTCCCGGCACGGCGTGAAGATGATGAAGGCCGCCGGGCTCAGCCCGGCCTACGTGCCGCACGGCGTGGATACCTCGGTGTTCACCCCGATGAGCCCCGAGGCGCGGGCGCGGGCCCGCGAGCAGGTCGGGATCGACCCGGACACGTTCGTGGTGTCGGTGGTGGCCGCGAACAAGGGCACCGACCCGCCGCGCAAGGCGTGGGGCGAGAACTTCACCGCGTTCCGCGAGTTCCTGGACCGCCACCCCCAGGCCAAGGCGATGATGCTGGTGCACTCGCTGCCGGCCACCCCCGACGGGTTCGGCCTGGACATGCGCCCGCTGATCTCCCACCTGGGCCTGGGCGGGCACGTGAAGTTCAGCGACGACTACGGCCAGGTCGCGGGCCTGTTCTCCGACTCCTACGTGGCGCGGCTGCTGGGCTGCTCCGACGTGCACTGCCTGCCCTCCTACGGCGAGGGGTTCGGGCTGCCGAGCCTGCAGGCGCAGGCGTGCGGCATCCCGGTGATCACCGCGGACAACTCGGCGCAGACCGAGCTGACCGGCGCCGGGTGGATGGCGAAGTGCCAGCCGTACTGGCACCACCGCGACCAGGCCAACTGGCACACGCCGCTGGTCTCGTCGGTGGCCGAGTGCCTGGGCAAGGCGTACCGCGCGCACCGCAAGCCGGGGCGCTGGGCGGAGCTGTCCGCGCAGGCCCGGGAGTTCGCGCTGGGCTACGACGCGGACACGGTGATGAAACGGGACTGGCTGCCGGTCCTGGAGATGCTGGAGCAGCTCACGGGCGCCCGGAAGGTGCGGCTGCCGCGCCCCGGCGCGGTGCCGCTGCCGGCCGCGGAGTCCGACGGGCTGCGGTGGCTGGCGCGCGGCCCGCACACCGACGACTGGATCTCGGTGGGCCACGAGGATGCGCTGGCCCCGGTGCTGGACGCGCTGATGCCCCCCGGCGGCGTGTTCCTGGACGTGGGCGCGCACGTGGGCCGCTGGTCGCTGCGCCTGGCCGCCAAGGCCGAGCGGGTGATCGCGGTGGAGGCGAACCCGGCGACCGCCGCGGCGCTGCGCTACCACCTGGCCCTCAACGACGTGGGCAACGTCACGGTGCTGGAGCTGGCCGCGTGGGACGAGCCGGCGCAGCTCGCGCTGTTCGACGGCAACGCCAAGGTCAACGGCGGCTCGACCCGGGTCCTGGAGGCCGAGCCGATCGACGGGGTGATGCCCGACGTGCCGCTGACCGAGGCCAAGCCGCTGGACTACGTGCTGGCCGACGAGGAGCGGCTGGACCTGGTCAAGCTGGACGTGGAGGGCGCGGACCTGCGGGCCCTGGAGGGCATGCGCGAGACGCTGGCCCGGCTGGCCCCGGTCCTGTTCGTGGAGGACCACTCGATCTACGGCTACTACGGGCACGCCGAGCTGGTCGCCAAGCTCGATGACCTGGGCTACGACTCCGAGCCGTACATGGCCCGCCTGGCAGGGGACCGCTCGGCGCCGTACGTGATCGCCCGCCCGCGGGTGCAGGCGTGACCGCCCAGCAGCAGAACCGTGCCGGTCGGTGGGTGGCCTCCATCCCGCTGCCCTTCTACGGGCTGCGCAAGGGCTGCCACTGCGGCCGGCGGTTCTGGACCCTGGCCGGCTACCGGGGCCACTACGCGCTCGCTCACGTCCTGGACCTGGACGACCGGTGAGCGGCTGGTGGGGCTGGCCGCACGAGCCGGAGGTCAAGGCGGCGATGGCCGCGGGTGCCAGCCAGGACCCGTGGGAGCTGGCCGAGGCGATGGACCTGGCCCGCGGCGCGCTGGCCGAACTGGAGGGCCAGCGGCCCGTGGTGGTGGAGATCGGCTGCGACCAGGGCGGCACGCTGGCGGCCTGGCGGTCGCTGACCGAGTGGGTGTACGGCGTGACCCTGGCAGACAACTCGGCCGCCACGGGCGGCTCGGGACTGGGCCTGGACCCGCACGGGGCGGTGATCATCACCGGGGATTCCCACGAGGCGGCAACCAGGGCGGCCCTGGTACGCGAGCTGCGGGACGGCATGTGGTCCTGCACGCGGCCCGCGATCACCGCCCCGTGCGGGGCGTGCGACGGCTGCAGGGCGGACCTGGGCGCCGTGGCGGGGACTGTGGCCGTGCTGTTCATCGACGGCGACCACCGCGCCGATGGGGTCCGCGCGGACCTGGCGATGTACGGGCCGCTGGTCCGGCCCGGCGGGCTGATCATGATGCACGACATCAACTCGGTGCCCGACGGGCTGCGGCCCGTTGAAGTCCCGCAGGTGTGGGCAGAGGTGGTGCCGCGTTACGAGACGGCGGAGATCGCCAACCCCGAGGGCCCGTCGCAGGGCTGGGGCGTGATCAGGGTCCGCGAGGGCGACCGGTTCTAGGAGGACCACGTGAGCGGCAAGAGCAAGGACGACCAGGACGAGCAGGGCCAGGGCACCGAGCACTGGCACCCGCACGAGTACCCGGAGGCCACCCCGACGCAGGCGGTCCCGATCTCCGACCACGGCACGGGCGCGGGCATCCCGCAGCACGACCCGACCGGCGGCGCGTCGGCGGGCATGGCGTCCCAGCCCGCCGGGGCGCAGACCGGCCACGAGGCCGTGGACACGGGCGGCGCAGCGTCGGGTGCGGGTGCGGGCTCGGACGCTGACACCGAGGAGCGGAAGTTCAAGGCCGCCCAGGCCGAGGCGGTCGAGACCGGCCAGGTGGCCGGTGTGGCCGGTGAGGCCGAGGTCGCCGCAGCCCGCGGCGATGACGCGGCCCAGGAGGCCCTGGGGGCCAGGGGCGGGAACGGCAAGAGCACCCCGGGCACCTCCGGGGGCGGCGGGGCTGCCTCCCGGCGCAAGCCCGGCGGGAACACCTAGCCGTGGCGGCGGTGCTGCTGGACGCCTGGATGGACTGGGCGTGCCCGAACTGCTACACCACCGACCGGACCCGGCCGCTGCCGGGGAACGCCGTGCGCATGCACCCGTGCGGCGGCCTCAAGGGCCTGCTGGCCCCGCTGGTGCCCGAGGGCATGGACTGCAAGGTGACCGCCGTGCCCCGGGATGACTACCTGGCCGGCGAGATCCAGCGCCGCGGCGATGACGGCCGCCCGTATGCGGGGGTGCGGCGCGAGCGGGCCGACGGGTCCAACGACGCGCTGGTGTTCGTCCCGGCTGCCACCGCGAGGCTGGCCGCCGTCCTGTAGCACCTGATCAGACCCGGCCCGCGGCCACCCCCTGGCGGTCGCGGGCCGGCCCATGCCCGGACCCGTTACGGAGGACCCCGTGAGCACCAGCAAGGACGATGACGTGCCGCACGTCTACGTGCGGGTCCCCGTGGCGGGCGCCTCAGCCGAGGCGACCCTCAGCCCCCCGGAGGGGCCGGAGGAGCCGGAGGCCGGGCCGGAAGGGCCGGAGCAGGAACCGGGCCAGGATCCCCCTGGCCCGGACGGTGACGAGGGCCAGGAGGTCCCGCAATGACGTTCGGATCCTCGTCCGCCATCTTCACGCAGGCGCTCCTTAACCCGATGCTGGGGCGGCTGTGGACCACGGCGGCGCCCACCGGGTTCAGCTCGCTGTCCGCCGACACCATCAACGTGGCGCTGTTCAACAACACACCGACGCCCAACAAGGACGACACGGTAGGCAACACCGGCTACAACACCGGGCAGTGGCTCAGCTCCTCCGAGGTCACCGACGCCACCAACTGGGTGGCGGGCGGGCGGGCCCTGGCCGGCAAGGCGTTCGCCGCGGGGACCAGCATCGTCAATTTCGACGCCAACGACCTGTCCGGCGCGGGCAACGTCACGATCTCCAACGCGTTCGGGGACATGGTCTACGACAACACCATCACGGCCGGCACCGTCGCCAAGCAGGGGCTCTGCTACCACGCGTACGGCTCCGCGCAGGGGGTCACCGCCGGCACCTTCACCCTCGTCTGGGATGCCACCGGTGTCTTTAAGGTGACCAACTGAAAGGGCGGCCTGACCGATGGCAACCGTATGGTCGTACCCGCCGCAGCCGCTCTCCAACGCCGCCGGCTCGGCGGTCACCGCCGCGGCGCTGACCGCCGGCACCCCGAGCCCGCCGCCGGAGATCCCCGGCGGCATCCTGGACTACGGCGCCAAGCTGTTCCTTGAGGCCGACCTGGAGATGACCTCCAGCTCGGCCACCCCGACGCTGACCCTGGGCTTCTACATCGGCTCGGTCGGCGGGGCGATCGGCTCGGCCACGCTGCTCGCCGGCACGACCGCGCAGGCCCTGTCCGCCAGCGCGGCGGCCTGGCCGATCACGATGCGCTACAAGGGCACGATGCGCAACCTGAGCCCGTCGGCCGCGCAGATCCAGGGCACGGGCGAGCTGCTGTACGGAACCTCGCTGACCGCCTGGGGCACCAGCCCGTTCCCCTCCACCGCGGCGGCGCGGATCGTGAGCACCCTGAACACCCAGCAGAACAACCAGCTTGACGTGGGGATCACTCTCTCGGCCACCACCGGCTCCCCGTCGATCACCTGCACCGGGTTCTACGCCGAGATCAAGGGCTAAAAGGGGCTGCCCCGCTAGGAGGTAGCCAGGCATGGCCTACACGGTCACCGCCACGATGAGCGGCACGGCCGCCAACCAGCACATCTACCTCTGGATCAGGGTCCTTACCGGGGCGATCGAGTCGGGCGGTGCGAGCGCTGGCGGCCTGAACGCCGCGGGCGGCACCAGTGTCACTGCATCCCTGACGCCGAACGCCTCGGCTTCGCTCCCGCTGTTCGCGCTGACCGCCGACAACTGGGGCGGCAGCTACACGGCCGCGGCGAACAACACGATCGACTCCAGCTCGGCGGACCCCGACACGTGGGGCGCCGGGTTCGGCCGGTACACCGGGGCGGTCACGGCCGCCTCGGCGCTGACGTTCGGCGCGTCGGGGGTCGGCGGCGGGTGCGATTACAGCACGTGGGCGTGCTACGAGCTGAAGCCGTCCGTCGCGGGGGTCACCCCGGCGATCGACGGGTCATCGCCCGCGCTGGCGTCGGCCACCGGGGCGGGCATCAAGACGGTGACCTCGGCCTCGTTCACGCCGCCGGCCGGCAGCGTGATCGCGGCGATGGTGTGCTGCGGCGGCGGCGGCTCGTCCGGTTCGATGATCATGACGATCACGAACACGGGCGGCACGCTGACCTGGACGCAGCAGGCGTCCGGCGGGGCGACGGTCGCTGACCAGGACACGTTTGTCTTTACCGCCACCGTGCCCGGCGGCGGGTATGACGGCGGCTCGGCGGCGTACTCGCGGCCGTGGCCGGCGCCGATGACCGCCCCGTTCGGGCCGGGCCGGCCGTTCGAGCCCGGCGGGCTGCGGATCGACCCGGCGCCGTCCACGGTGATCAACGTGCCCGCGGCGCAGGCCGTGGCCGCGGCGCCTCCCCCGGCGCTGTACCGGTACATCACCGGGCTCGGCGGCTCGGGCGCGGGCTACTTCGTGGACAACACGGGGGCCCCGCGGCTGGTGTGGGGCGACGCGGTGTGGGCGCTGTGCGGCAACGCGGGCCGGTGGAACTCCGGCAACTGGCAGGCCGACTTTGACACGTTCTGCGCCAACCGCGCGGCGCAGGGCTTCACCGTGCTGTACGGCAAGCCGATCGGCACCACCCAGTCATCCAACATCAGCGACATGGGCGCGACGTTCGACAGCCTGTTCCCGTTCGCGGGCTCGACCGGGGCCAACGGGCAGTCGGGCGCGGTGCCCAGCTCGGGCCTGGCGGCCAACTTCTGGGCCCGGATCGACTACTTCCTGAACGCGGCGCTGCGCAACGGCCTGACCGTGTTCCTGAATGCGACGGGCTACGGGACCGACTGGGACACCGGGACCACGTGGGCCAGCGGGCTGTCCAACACCGAGCGGCAGGCGTACGGCGCCGCGCTGGGGGCCCGCTACGCCAGCCAGCCGAACCTGGTGTGGGTGATCGAGGATGACTATTTCGGGTTCAACGACTCGTCGCTGGACGCGTTCCTGACGGGGCTGCGCGGCGCGGGTGACACGCACGTGCTCACCATCGAGAACATGGCGGAGTCCACCTCCCGCAAGACGCTGGACTCCTCGCCGGCCACTACGGCGTGGGGGAATGCCCACGGCCAGTTCAATTTCGTTTACAGCTATAACCAGGCATATTACGGAATTGAGCAGGCATATGGCGAATCCTCGCCAATCACGGTCATTTCCGGTGACGGCTATTTCTACCAGGGCGGCGGCTCCGGCAGCTACAACACCACGTTCGACCGGGCCTACCGCCAGGCCGCCTGGTGGGCGCTGGCCTCCGGCGCCCGCGGCAAGGTCAGCGGGTCCGAGGGCATCTGGCAGTACCAGTCCAATGCGCTGACCGACTCGGCCGTGGAGTGGTGGTACGCGAACAACTCCCTGGCGATCGTCAACGCGTTCACCGGGCTGGCCGGCTGGCACCTGCTGGCCCCGGACACCGGCTCGGCGCTGGTGACCGGCGGGCGGGGCACCCGCGCCTCGGCGTTCGCGTCCGGCGGCGGCGGCGGCCAGTACGAGGCAGCGTTCACCAGCAGCTACGTGGCCGCCTCGCGCACCCCCGACACGGGCTCAGGCTCGTCGCTGGCGGTGCTGTACCTGCCCAACGCCACCACCATCACGATCGACCAGACCAAGATGGTGTCCGGCTACCAGGCGTTCTGGATGGACCCGGTGACCGGGGTGATGACCTCGGCCACGGCCGGGGCCACGTACAACTCCACGGCCAAGGGCAGCAACTCGCGCAGCCAGCCGGACTGGGTGCTGGTCCTGATGGCCCCCGCGGGCACGTCGGTGAGCGTGCCCGCGGCCGGTGCCACCGCTGCGGCCCCCGCCCCGGCGGTGACCAGCGCGGCCAGCCCCGCCGTGCCGGCTGCCGCGGCCACGGCGGCGGCCCCGGCCCCGGCGCGGACCACGGCGGCGTCGGTCGCGGTGCCCGTGCCCACGGCGCTGGCATCCGCCCCGGCGCCCGCGGTCAGCACGGCCGTGTCCGTGGCCGTGCCCGCACCCGTGGCGCTGGCAGCCGCGCCCGCACCCTCGGTGTCCACCGCGGGCTCCACCTCGGTCAGCGTGCCACCTGCCGCCGCGCAGGCGGTCGCGCCGGCCCCGGCGGTCGCGGTTGGTGTCGTGGTGCCCGCAGCGGCGGCCACGGCGGTCGCACCGCCCCCGGCGGTCAACACCTCGTCATCCACGCAGGTCCAGGTCCCGGTGGCCGCCGCGCTCGCAGCAGCGCCCGCGCCATCGGTCAGCTCGGCCGCCTCACCCGCGGCCGGGGCAGCGGCGGCGGCTGCCGCGGCGCCGGCTCCCTCGATCACCACCGCCGCGGCACCGGCCGTGCCGCCTGTGGCTGGCAGTGCGTCGGCCCCGGCGCCCGTGGTGGCGATCGGGGTGCAGGTCCCTCCAGCCGCCGCCGCGGCAGCCGCCCCGGCACCCGCGCCGGCCGCGGCCGTGTCGGTGCACCCGGCGGCGCCCGCAGCGCTGGCCGCGGCCGTGGCGCCTGCGGTGTCCACGGTGCCGTCCACATCGGTGAACGTCCCGGCGGCGGTGGCCCTGGCATCAGCCCCGGCGCCGGGGCTGATCGAGTCCACCAACGTGGCCGTGCCCGTGGCCGCGGCCCTGGCAGCCGCAACCGCACCGGTCGCGCAGGGTGCCCGGTTCGTGTTCCCCGCCGCAGCGGGGGCCCTGGCCGCGGCGGCGGCGCCGGCACGGGCCCTGGCGGCGTTCCCGGCGGTGCCCGCGGCTGCTGCTGCGGCCAGCTCCCCGGCGCCCGCGGTCCACGCGCTGGTGCCCGCGGTGTTCGGCCGGGCGGTGTCGGCCGGCGGGCCGGGCACGGCGGCCACCAGCGCCGGCAAGGCGTCCAGGCAGGCGATCACGGAAGGGGAGCCCTAGATGCTGTGCGTCGGGCAGGTGTACCACACCTCGGTCACCGTGCAGGATCTTGACTCCCAGCCGGCCACGGTCGCGCTGACGATCACCAAGCCGGACGGCACGCTGGTCAGCCCCGCCCCGGTCCCCTCGCCGTGGGTGGCCGTGGGCCGCGACTACACCGCCAGCTACGACTACACGCTGGCCGCGCCGGGGCTGCACCAGTTCGCCTGGGTGACCACCGGGCCGGGCACGGCCCCGGTGCCGAACTTCGTCAACGTCCGGCAGTTCGCCTCCATCGTCTCGCTGGAGGAGATGAAGGATCACCTGAACAAGAACAAGATCACCGTCAGCGCTGATGATGACGGCGAGCTGGCCAACATGATGATGGCCTCCACCGAGCTGGTTGAGGACCGGGTGGGCACCTGTGTGACCCGCCAGTTCACCGAGCGGGTCAGCGCGGGGCACCCGGCCGCGCAGGTACTCCAGCTCCTCGTCAGCCACATGCCGGTCCTGCAGGTGGTTTCGGTCACCAGCCAGTGGGCCGGCGGCCCGTCCTGGACGGACCCGGGGGACGGTTCGGTGCTGGCCGCCGACGCCGAGGCAGGGATCATCTACCAGCCCAGCGGGTTCGCGTTCTGGATGGGCCCGTGGGACGTGGTGCTCAAGGCCGGCCGGCAGATCATCGCCGAGCGGTGGGTGCTGGCCGCCAAGGAGCAGACCCGCCACCTGTGGGAGACCCAGCGCGGCGCGATGCCGCCCGCGGTCCTGCAGAACGAGGAGATCTTCACCTCGACCACCGGGTTCACGTTCAGCATCCCGCGGCGGGTGCTGGAGCTACTGGAGACAGACATGGCACCCAGCTCATGAGCGGCGGCTTCACCGCGCCCGCGGTGATGGACGCGCTGGTAACCGCGTTCGGGGCCGTGACCCTGGACGGGGAGGTCCGCGACGGGGGCGAGCCCCGGGATGACTCGGCCCTGGAGGTGATCGCCGTCGGGTTCACCGGGCCCGACGATGACGCTGCTGCCGAGGCCCAGGTCGCGTCGGGCGGCCAGGGCCCGCGGGAGCGGGAGACCTACGACGTGCGCTGCGCCGCGGCCGTGGCCACGGGTGACCGGGGGATCCCCGCGGCCCGGCGGCGGGTGTTCGCCATCCTCAACGACTGCCGGGCCCAGCTCGTGGCCGACCCCACGCTGCGCGGCGCGTGCATGCAGGCGCGGGTCTCCTCGTGGGCGCTGACCGAGGATGCCACGACCGGGGGCCCGGTCGTGCGGATCCGGTTCGAGGTGCACGTGGAAGCCTTCACCACCAGCTAGGGAGTGGCCGTGCCCGATGACCTGACAGCCCTGCGGCTGGACCGGCTCTCCCGCGACTACACGGCCGCCTCGCGGTTCAACATGAACCACGCGCCGCCGGGGTCGGCGACGGGCGGGCAGTTCACCGCCGCGTCCGGGGCGAAGCAGCAGCCCGCCAAGGACCAGAAGGGGCGCCCGCAGCACGGGCCCAGCAAGCACGAGCTGCTGGCGACCGCCGCCGCGGACCGCAAGAAGGCCGCGGCGCTGCAGCACACGCTGGCCGTGCTGGAGCAGGAGCAGAAGGATGCGGCCAAGGCCGCGGCCAAGGCCGCGAGCCAGGCGCACGGCGCGGGCGCCAGCGGCGGCGCAGGCGGCGGCGCGGCAGCCAGGGCCGCCAAGGCCGCCCAGCACCGCAAGCAGGCCGCCCAGCACCGCAACCACGCGCACCACCACCGCAAGGCCGGCAACCACACCCGGGCCAACCACCACGCCGCGGCGGCGCACCACCACACCCACGCCGCGACCCTGCTGGAGCGGATCGCCGCCCTCAAGGTCCGCATTCACGAGCTGCTGGACGCCGCCGCCAAGGCGACCGCCCAGGCCAACCGGATGTAGCACCGCCCAACCCCTGGCACCGCCCCGAGGAGATGACGCATGGCCGCTACCGCTCTGTCCGTCCAGGTAGCCCCTCCCGGGGGGCAACTGGTCGCCTTCTCCACCCCGACGCAGACCACCGGGCACACCGCGCCGACCGGGTCGGACGTGGTGCTCAAGGTCCAGAACGCCTCGGGCGGCTCGATCAACTGCGACCTCCACATCCCCGCCGCCAACACGGTGTTCAGCGGGCTGTCCGTGGCCACGCCCGCCGGCGCCGCGGGCCCGTCGCGCCGGGTGGCGTGCGCGATCGGGCTGACGGAGATCCCGCTGGACCCGGTGGCCTACAGCGACCCGGCTAACAACGGCCTGGCCACGTTCGACCTGTCCGCCTTCGCCAGCGTGACGCTGGCCTGCACCCGCAGCGGGAGCTGACCATGCCCGACAACGACTACCGCATGGTGCGGATGGTCCACCCCGAGGTCTACAAGGAGTCCGGCGGGCAGTCCGGCCTGGCCGAGTTCCCCGACTCCGCCGTGCCGCAGCACTTCCGGGCCGGGTGGGCCCTGGTGGCTGAGGACTGGCCGGCCCCCGGCGATGACGAGGCCGCGCCGCGCCTGGTGTCGCTGGCCGAGCTGCAGGGCTCCAGCCCGCCCGCAGCCGAGGAGGCCGACGGCAAGGACTCCGGCGAACCCGCCGGGAGCAGGGCCACGCCACGCGGC